CAAAATTAATATAGAGGTTGATGTTGCGATGATGTATAAAGTAATAATCCCGGGTAGACCAGTACCTAAAGGCAGGCCAAGATTTAATAGAGTAACCGGCACTGTTTACAATCCAAAAAGAACTAAACAGTATGAAGAGTTTGTCGGCTGGTGTGCTAAGCAAGTTATAAAAGAGCCTCTTACCTGCGAATTAGCAGTTTACATAGATGTGTATGTCAAAAACAACGTCTTTCCTGACATAGATAACATTGCTAAAAGCGTCTTGGATGGTATGCAAGGAGTGGCTTATGAAAATGATAGGCAAATATACTCTCTCACGATACAGCGCATAAGAGGCAAGGAAGAACTGGTTGAAGTGCGGATTGAACCAAAGGAGGAAGTGGTGTAATTGAGCATGTTAGATAGTAACATTTACAGAGCAATTGAAAAAGTCCTATACCACTACTTTGATATAAAACATGAACTACAAGCCAGAGAAGAAGAAATACTTAATAATCATCGTTATGAGTTTAAAGTTGATATGGGCAATGTTGGACATTATTCTGATCCTACTGCTGCTATGGCAATCAAATTATGCAGCAGGGAGTTAGAAATTATGCGCAAATGGCTGATGATAATTGATGCAGCAAAAGCAAAATTCAAAGGCACAGAGAAAGGGCAGTTGTTTGAAATGCGATATTTTGAAGAGTTAGCCCCAGATTATATATGCAACAAACTTTACATCGAACGTAGGACTTTTTATCACTGGAGAGATGATATTGTTATTTACATAGCAAATTTAGCTGCAAAGTATGGGTTATATGACCCGGAAAAAGAAAGAATAAAGATTCCTGATTTTTTAAACACAAAATCTTTTAAAAAGTGCGGCACAAATAAATATTAAAAATCGTGCTATAATTAAAATAGCTTAAAGTAATTGCTACCCTGCGCGCTGCAGCGTCGCACGTTGCAGGCGGCAGGGCGGGGAAACGAAGAGCAGAGCTCCTTGCACAATGCAGGGGGCTGTTTTGGTTAAATAAAATCTTGTTTGGTAGAAGGATTTTTTTATTTCATGAAGAAATAAATAATAAAATATAATTCGATAAGGGTGTTATTAATGGCTGAATTTTGGTTATGCCTTTTTGGAGGTTATCTTGGATTACACAAGTTCTATAAAAGACAATGGGGTTTAGGGATTCTTTATTTTTTGACATGTGGTGTGTTTCTTGTAGGCTGGATATATGATACAGTAAAGCTTGGAATAAAAGCTGCTAAAGGTGAATTGGTTAAATCTGAAGATGTGAAAGAAAAAAAGCAAGCGAAGCTTGAAAAAGAATTGGCAAAACAACGTGCAAGAGAAGAAAAAATTAGACAGAGAGAATTGGCAATGCAACAACGCCAAGAAAGAATAAAACAATTAGAAGAACAGGGAGTAGCATATTGTCCAGTTTGTTTAAGTACATCTCTTCAATACATTGAGAGAAGGAAGCAACTTAGTATAACACGAGGTGTAATTGGAACAGTCCTTTTCAATCCTATTATTGGTACTGTTGGAGCTCTCACAAGCAAAAAACATTATGGGTATGTGAAATGTTTAAAGTGCGGTCATATGTGGCGAATAAGTTAAGAGCCTTTAAAAGGCTCTTATTTTTATGCTTAAAGAGGTGAGGTGAGGTGGCGAAAGGTAAATATCAGGAGTGGCTAACAAAAGAAGGGCTTTTAAAATTGGAAGGTTGGGCAAGGGATGGTTTGACTGATGAGCAGATAGCGAAGAATATGGGGATAAATATTGCTACGCTTTATGATTGGAAGAAAAAGTATCCCGAGATTTCCGAGTCCTTAAAAAAGGGCAAAGAAGTAGTTGACAGAGAAGTGGAAAATGCGTTATTGAAAGCAGCCTTGGGATATGAATACGAGGAAGATGTTGTAACGAACAAAGGGCAAGTAGTAAAAGTGAGGAAATACGAAAAACCAAACGTAACAGCAATAATATTCTGGCTGAAAAACAGAAAACCTGATGTGTGGCGCGACAAGCAAGAATTCAACATCGAGAGCAATATCGGTGTTCAGATAATAGACGATATAGGCAGTGATGACGATGACAGTTCAACTGAAGCAGATTAAAATATCCGAAGTCATTACACCGGCTTTCTATGATTTTTGGCGAGCTGCGGGTTCAAAGAAATATTTGCGATATGTTTTGAAAGGTGGACGTGGGTCAGGGAAGTCAACACACATTGCGCTTAGAATTGTGTATGATATGATGAAATACCCTGTTACGACTCTTTGCGTGCGAAAGGTTGCTCGAACTCTTGAAGAATCTGTATTTGAGCAGCTTAAAGAAGCAATATCGATGCTTGGAGTAGAAAATTATTGGCGAATTATGAAAAATCCTTTACAACTTATATATCTGCCACGAGGAAACAAAATCATTTTTCGCGGTGCTGATGACCCGCTAAAGCTTAAATCTTTAAAAGTATCAAAGTTCCCTGTTGCGTTTCTATGGATTGAAGAGTTAGCTGAATTTAAGACTGAAGAAGAGGTGTCAATTATAGAGAAAACAGTTATGCGTGGAGAGCTGCCAGCAGGACTACACTATGCTTTTTATTACAGTTACAATCCGCCGAAGCGACGTTTGTCATGGGTTAACCAAAAGTATGAAACACAGTTTTTGCCAGCTAATACTTATGTTCATCATTCAACTTACTTGGATAATCCTTATATTTCAAAAGTGTTTGTTGAGGAAGCTGAAGAAGTCAAAAAGAAAAATCCCCAAAAATACGAATGGGAATATCTTGGCAAACCGATAGGTAGCGGTATTGTTCCGTTTGACAATCTTGTGTTTAGAAGAATTACAGATGAAGAAATCAAAAGTTTTGATAATATCAGGCAGGGGATCGACTGGGGTTATGGAGTCGATCCTTTTGCTTTTGTGAGATGGCATTACGACAAAACTCGTCGTCGCATATATGCTATTGACGAGATATATGGAGTAAAACTATCAAATCGTGAAGTAGCAGAAATGATTAAGGCTAAAGGTTATAATGACACATTAATTATTGCTGACAGCGCAGAACCAAAATCTATTGATGAGCTAAAGCAATATGGCATTCGCATACGTGGAGCTAAAAAAGGTCCTGGTTCAGTTGAATATGGTGAAAAGTGGCTTGATGACCTTGAACAGATTGTTATAGATCCGCAAAGAACACCGAACATTGCCCGCGAGTTTGAAAGCATAGATTACAAGACAGACCAAGATGGTAATCCACTCCCTAAGCTTGAAGATATTAATAACCATACTATAGATGCAACACGATATGCTTTTGAAAATGATATGAGAACTCCTGCAGTTTCTTTTGATTAAAGAAAGAAGGTGATAGCTTGATAACGCTTATGGAACAGATAGCGCAGATAATTAAAGCAGGTGCGAATTCAGTAATGACACTTGAAGATATTATTAAACTTGAAATAAGCGAGTGGTTAACAAGTGAAGAGCGCAATTGGATGCTGATAGGGGAACGTTATTACAGAGGCGATTCGGATATTTTGCAGCGTAGAAGAATGGCTATTGGTGAAGGTGGCGCACAAATTGACGCTGTAAACTTAGCAAACAACAAGCTTGTGAACAACTTTACTCGCAAGCTTGTAGACCAAAAGGTTGGGTATTTGCTTGGACTGCCTTTAACAATACAGACAAACAACGAAACATATCAAAAACTGCTGAATGAAATTTTTGATAAGAATTTTTTGCGAACACTCAAGAACGTTGGCAAAGAAGCTATAAACAAAGGTAAAGCGTGGCTGCATGTTTACTACAATGAAGAAGGAAAGTTGTCGTTTAAGAAGATTCCAAGTGAAGAAGTAATCCCACTTTGGAAAGATGCAGCACATACCGAATTAGATGCAGTCATCAGGATTTATGATATTGAAGGCTATGAAGGTATGCAAAAGAGGATATATACCAAAGTGGAGTTTTGGGACAGAACAGGAGTAAAGAGGTATGTAATGGACAGTGGCAATCTAATTCCCGATGTTGAAGCGGGCGAGCTTACCAGCCACTTTGTAGCTATCATTGATGAACAAGAGGTTCCTATGAATTGGGAGCGAGTGCCGTTTATATGTTTTAAATACAACGATGAAGAACTGCCGCTGATTAAGTTTATTAAGAGTCTTATTGACGATTATGACAAACACATGAGCGACAATTCAAACAACCTTGAAGATTTGCCAAATTCGATTTATGTTGTGCGTAACTATGATGGCACAGACTTAGGAGAGTTTAGGCGCAATCTTTCAATCTATCGTGCTGTAAAAGTCACAGATGAAGGTGGAGTTGATACATTATCACTTGATTTTGATATTGAAGCTTCAAAAACACATTTAGAAATTTTGCGCAAAAACATATATGAATTTGGACGAGGCGTAGATACTCAAAGTGAGAGGTTTGGTGGCGATAAATCAGGCATTGCACTAAAGTTTTTATATGCAGATCTTGACATGGATGCAAATATAATTGAAACAGAGTTCCAAGCAGCTCTTGAGCAATTACTTTGGTTTGTTAATCAGCACATAGCAAACACGACTGGCCAAGATTTTTCAAATGAAAAAGTCGAATTTATTTTCAATCGCGATATCTTAATAAATGAAACCGACACCATTAACAATGTCAAGAACAGCATTGGAATTCTATCGGAAGAAACAATACTTGCTAATCATCCGTGGGTAGCGGACGTGCGGGCGGAGCTTGAAAGAATAAGAAAAGAGCGTGCAGCAGATATTGAACAATCTTATGGGGATTTAGGGCAGAACACAGCAGATGGTGATACAACATGAACTCGGCAGAATATTGGAGAAAACGCAGTGAAGAAAATGCACAGCTGCAGTTTGACAAAGCCGAGGAGTACATTGAAAAGCTTCTGAAAGAATACGAAAAAGCAATGAGTTCAATCAAACGCGACATGGAAGTATTTTTTCAACGATATGCAGAAGAAAATTCAGTATCACTTGCAGAAGCAAGAAAAATTCTGACAAGTGATGAGTTGAAAGAGTTCAAGATGACACTCGAGGAGTTTATAGAGAAAGCTAAGAACAACGTCGATGGAAGATGGACACAGCAACTTAATAATGTTTATTATAAAACACGAATTAGTCGTTTAGAGGCGTTGCTAACGCAAATTAGACAGGAAGTTGAAATGTTAGTGGCGAAAATGCAGCAAAACGTTAAAGAGCTTTTAGAAAATGTTTACACCGACACATATTACAGAACACTTTATGAGCTTCAGAAAGGAATTGGGATAGGTGTAGATTTTGCCAAGGTAGACAAACAAGCCTTAGAAAAGGTGTTGAAAGAACCTTGGAGTGGAAAAAATTATAGTCAAAGAATTTGGGATAATAGAGATAAACTTGTTCAGGAACTGCAGAAAAATTTGATGCAGGCATTTATTCGTGGAGATAGTATCGAACAAACCACAAAGATACTGCAAGAGAGAATGAATGTATCATATTCCAGAGCAGTGCGAATTGTTAGAACAGAAACAAGTTATATTGCAAACCAAGCAGCATTTGATAGCTATAAAGCTAGTGGGATTGTGAAAAAATATGAGTATGTGGCTACGCTTGATAATAGAACAAGTGAAATATGCCGCTCTATGGACGGGAAAGTTTTTAAGCTAACTGAGGCAATGGTAGGAATTAATTTTCCTCCGCTCCATCCGCATTGCAGGTCAACTGTTGTGCCATATTTTGATGATGAAGGAGATATTGGCGAAAGAATTGCGAGGGATAACAAAGGCGAAACTTATTATGTGCCAGCAGACATGACATATGAAGAGTGGTATAATAAATATGTAAAACCTCAAACTTTACCTAAAACGCTAGCTTTGGAAAATTCATACTTACCTAAAGCATTGATGGTTGATAAAGAATTGAACATTTGGATTCCTGCTAACGCTATAATTGAAGACGTGCATGTAATAGCAGGTAAAGGAGTAGCAAAAGAATTAAAAGTTGCTAAAGCCTTATCAGAGAAATATGGGGGACAGCCAGAAGAGTGGCAAAAAGTTGTTGGAAGAGTAAAATCGGCAAAGTATGAATTTGATATTCACTGGTATCAAATAGGAGATAAAACATACGACTACAAAGTAAAGAGCTACAAGGAAAGGAGAAAAAAGAATGAAGGTTAGATATGTTGGAGAGAGTTTTGGAGTTGATGGGTTAACAAATGGGAAGGTTTATGAGTGTCTTGGGGTTGAAGGACCGTTTTTAAGAATTATTGATGATTCGGGTGAAGATTATCTTTATTCGGCCAAGAAACCTGCACCGATGGATCCTGATGCTGGGCAGGGGGGAAAATGGGAAATTGTTGAAGATGACGAAAAAGGAACATTGAAAAAAGCAATATATGGATAAAAGCACTCTCAACACTGTGAGAGTGCTTTTTTTATATCGCCTTTTTGGTATTGTAGGCGTAAAAGAACAAGACGTCACCGGACGCGACCGGGTTAAAAAGCGAAGACGAAAAACTGAGAGGAGGTTTTTAAAAATGGATGAGCTGAAAAAACTTTTGAGCAGCTTTGGGCTTGCGACAGAACAAATTGAACAGGCTATGGGGGTGGTTAAAGAAATTTACAAAGATTACATTCCAAAGTATAGATTTGACGAAGTTAATGAGGCAAAGAAACAATTAGAAGCGCAGCTTCAAGAGAGAGATAAGCAGTTAGCAGAACTGAAAAAAGCAGTTGGCGAGAACGAAGAACTTCGCAAACAGATTGAAGAATTACAAAAAGCTAACAAGATGCAGGCAGAAGAATATAAAACAAAGATTCGCGATATGGCTGTTACAACAGCAATCAAACTAACTGTAGCAGGACAAGCACATGATCCAGATCTTATTGCAACACTTTTGGATAAGAGCAAAATTGAGCTGGATGACAACGGCAATATAAAGGGCGGCCTTGAGGACCAGTTAAAAGTCCTTAAGGAACAAAAGCCATTTTTATTTATTTCGGAAGAACCCAAAAATAAAACCACAACTATCAGCTTCAAAGGTACAACACCAGCTGATGGAAGTGGTAAACAGTTAGATAATTTGGAACAAATAAGGCAAGTGATAAGACAAAACTTAGGATTCTAATAAAAAGGGAGGATGATTAAGATGGCTAATATTTTGGAGTATGCAAAAATATTTCAACAAGAGCTTGACAAGCAGGTTGTTGCTGAGGCTACCAGCGGATGGATGGAAGATAATGCGGGGTTGGTTAAATATAGCGGTGGTAATGAAGTAAAAATACCTAAGGTTGACATGGATGGACTTGGGAATTATGACAGAGCTAAAGGATTTGTGGAAGGTGCAATAAACCTTGTATACGAAACTAAGGTTATGACAATGGATAGAGGCAGAACTTTTTTACTTGACCGAATGGATGTTGATGAAACAAATTTTGTCATCAGTGCTTCTAAAATAATGGGCGAATTCCAACGTACCAAAGTCATTCCAGAAATTGACGCTTATAGATATAGCAAAATAGCAACAGAAGCAATAACAAAAGGAGTTGCAACAGGTGGCTATACTCCTGATCCGGCTACAATTTTGACAAAACTCAAAGATGACATAACAGAGATATATGATGAAGCTGGTGAAATTCCTCTTGTAATTATTATGAATATGCGAGTTGCTGCAATACTCGAAAATTCTAGCGAACTCAAAAAAGAACTGGATGTTGTTACTTTTACGCAGGGCGAAATAGAAACAAAGGTAAAGGCATTGGATAATAATCCTATTATCAAGGTTCCTTCTGCACGTATGAAGACAAAATATATCTTCTATGATGGCAAAACTGCAGGTCAAGAAAGTGGCGGATTTGTTCCTGACCCAACAGCAAAGACAATAAATTGGATTATTATCCCGAAGACTGTACCTATAGCTGTATCTAAGACAGACAACATAAGGATTTTTGAACCTTCTCAGAATCAACAAGCAGATGCTTGGAAGATTGATTATAGAAAATATCATGACTTGTGGATTATGGACAATGCTTTTAAGATGCTAAGAGTGAACATCCAAGAAACGCTCTAGTAATGAGGTGATTTAATATGTTTAAGCTTGAAAAAGGTAATGTAGTAAGGATAGTAGAAACTGAACAAGAAAAGGAGAAGCTTGTAAGAGAAGGTTTTGTGGAAGTTGTTGAAGCGAAAGAAGATAGCGTCGTTACAAAGGAGAATAAAACTAAAGCTAGATAGGCGGTGTCAGTATGGAACAAATTTTAAACATTGTCAAAACAAGATTAAATATTACGGATGAACAGGATGCGCTGATATCTTCTTATGTGCAGGAGATAGGTCAGCGCATCCTGCATTTTTGCAATATTGATGAAATACCTGAAGCACTTTATTATGTTTGGGCGTCTATGGTTATTGATGTTTTGAGAATTGAACAGCCACAACTTTTTGAACAAGATTTAAATACTTTAAACGTACGTATTGGGGATACACAAATAATGCCAGCAACTCCAAAGGGGATGACGAATACAGCAAAGAGTGTTATTGACACTGTTGTTTATAATTACCGCACTGATTTGAACAGGTATAGAAGGTTAAGGTGGTAATGATGATTTTTAATCATGAACGCTATCGAAGTATTATTGAGCAATTTTACGAAGATACAGCAACAATAAAAAGGCTTGTTGAAACAGAAACAGAATGGGGAGAAACAAAACTCATAGAGCAGATAATTTATCAAGATGTACCATGTAAACTATCCCAGAGAGGTTTAGCAATGAATAATCAAACAGACACAGTAAATAAAATTGAATATGAAACAAAGCTTTTCATAGCGCCAGAGATTGAAATTAAACAAGGCGATGTAGTAGAAGTGACGAGAAGCGGCGCAACTAGGAAATACACAGCAGGTGAACCTTTTATATATGCGACCCATCAAGAAATTAGTCTTGAAAGAAAGGAGAAGGCATAAAAAGGAGATGTATTTAAAATGGCAAGGAAGGTTATGAATTTTAAAAGCAAAGAAGCATACAGAAAATGGCTGGCATATGGACATATTCATGGACTATTTAACTCACCGGGCAATGTTTCTGTTAAGATTCGAGGCAAGTCGCATAGGGTAAAGCATTCAAAGAAAAAGTAAAAGAGGCAAAGATAATGAGCAAATGGAGTGATTTTGACTTTAAGGAGTTTAAGAAGTTTGCAGACATGTTTAACAAAACATTGGATGAGCGTGTAATTGAACGTTTTATACGCGACTTTTTGTTAGAAATGGCTTATAGGGCTGAACGGAAGATAAAAAAACGAACACCTGTTGATACAGGGAATTTAAGAAGAAATTGGCGAGTTGGAAATGTTCAACGTCATGGCAATGCTTACGTGGTGGAGATTTATAACAATACTGACTATGCAAGCTATGTTGAATATGGCCATCGCCAAGAGGTCGGTAGATATGTCCCTGCTATAGGTAAACGCTTGGTTCAACCGTGGGTTGAAGGCCGCTTTATGATGACCGTCTCTATGCAGGAAATTGAACGCGAATTGCCTAAATATTTAGAAAAGCGTATGACAGAGTTTTTGGACAATATTATGAATGGTCGTCCACCGCGGAAGGAGTGATGATAACTTGTGACAGTGAATGATGTGCGTCGGGCAATTATGCTGGCGCTTAAAAACAATTTTCCGAACGCAAAGATATATGGCGAAGAAATTAGAGAAGGTTTTATAGCGCCTTGCTTTTTTGTGAAAGTATTAGAGCCGACAGAAACCCAGATGCTTGGGACTAGATATCTTAGAGAATATCCTTTTGACGTTCATTACTTTCCACGGCAAGAGAATAACAATGAGGAAATGAACGACATTGCTGACCAGCTTTTCAGAGTATTAGAATATGTAACTCTTGCAAATGGGGACTTACTGCATGGGGCAAAAATGTATTATGAAATTGTTGATGGTGTTTTGCATTTCTTTGTTACTTTTAATGTATCTCTCAGGATTATAGAAACTATTGACTCAATGGGTGATATTACAATAATCAAAGAGTTTAAGAGGTGATGCAGATGGCTAAACAGACAAATGAATCTGAACAGATTGAACAGACAATTATAAATTATTTTACTAAAGAGCAAATAATTGAATCTAACAGGTATAAATCTAGAAAAGACATTTTAAATGTATTGCTTGAAAGTGGAAAAACTTACACACTTGATGAAGTTGATAGACTATTAGAAAATTTCATGAAAGGAAAGGTGAAGTAATATGGCTCTTGGTGGCGGAACATTTTTAACACAAAACAAAGTTTTACCCGGTTCATATATTAACTTTGTTAGTGCTTCTAGGGCAACTGCTACATTATCAGAACGTGGTATAGCAGCAATGCCATTGATACTTGATTGGGGACCTGACAATGAGGTATTCAGGGTTGATGTTGCAGATTTTCAGAAAGAATCTTTAAAAATCTTTGGTTATTCCTACACTGACTCAAAGCTTAAAGGGCTAAGGGATTTATTCCAAAACATCACAACAGGATATTTTTACAAACTCAATAAAGGGACGAAGGCGTCTTGTACACTTGCAACTGCAAAATATGCTGGTGTACGTGGTAATGATTTAAAAATTGTTGTTTCTAAAAACGTTGATGACAACACTAAGTATGATGTTGTTACTTATTTAGGAACGACAAAAGTTGATATACAAACAGTTTCAAGCGCAAGCGAACTTAAACCAAATGATTTTGTTGTGTTCGACACGAGTGCAACATTAACACCTATAGCAGGTATGCCGCTCACAGGTGGCACTAATGGTGAGGTAACAGGAGAAGACTATCAGGACTTTTTAGACAAGATAGAGTCATATACTTTTAATGCTCTGGGCTGCTTATCAACAGAACCAACAATTATTGATTTGTTTGTACAATTTACAAAACGTATGCGCGATCAAGTAGGCGTAAAATTTCAAACAGTAGTTTATAGAAAAGATGCGGATTACGAAGGAGTTATTAACGTTTACAATGATGTTTTAGACGATGAAAATCCTGCATCGCTTGTATATTGGGTGACAGGTATTACTGCAGGATGTCAAGTCAACAAATCAAATACTAATAGAACATATGATGGAGAATATCAAGTCAATGTTAATCTTAAACAAAGTGATCTTGAAGCGGGATTGAAAGCAGGAAGATTTATGTTTCACAAAGTTGGCGATGATGTTAGAGTACTTGAAGATATCAATAGCTTTGTAAGCTACACTGATGAAAAAGGCGAAGACTTCAGCAGCAATCAAACTATTAGGGTATTAGATCAGATAGGAAACGACATAGCAACATTGTTCAATACAAAATATCTTGGCAAAGTTCAAAACGACAATGCAGGCAGAATTTCACTTTGGAACGATATTGTGAAACATCATCAAGAACTGCAAAAAATTAGAGCGATAGAAAATTTTAAGCCAGAAGATGTTACAGTTTTACCAGGTGATACTAAAAAGTCTGTTGTTGTACAAGATAAAATAACACCTGCAAATGCAATGGCACAACTTTACATGACTGTTATAGTTCAATAAAGAAAGGGGTGTGTAAGGTATGTCTCAAACAATGCACGCAAAAGATACAATTTGTGGTTCTCTCGCGGAATGCTATATTACTATCGATGGCAAGAGATATAACTTTATGCAAGCAATTGACGTTGAAGCTACATTTGAAAAGAAAAAAACACAAGTGCCTATTTTAGGCAAAACGGGTAAGGGGAACAAATCAACAGGTTGGAGCGGTACAGGTAAGGCAAAATTTCACTACAACACAAGCATTTTTAGAGAAATCATGTACAGATTTAAAGAAACAGGGGAAGATATTTACTTTGATATGCAAATTACAAATGAAGACCCAACATCTAGCGTTGGAAGGCAAACAGTAATTTTGAAAGACTGTAATATTGACAGAGGAATTCTTGCTAAATTCGATGCTGACGCTGAATACTTGGATGAAGAGATAGAATTCACTTTTGAAGATTTTGAAATACCAGAAAAATTTAAACTGCTTTCTGGGATGGAATAATAACAAGAGGAGGCTAATCTTTTATGAGTGGATTAAGTGCATTTTTGAAACAAAACGCTTTAAAGCCTGAAAGTGTTAAATATGTAATTTCAAAACGTTTTGTTGATGAGAAAGGGAATCCTATTGAATGGGAAATAAGAGCTATTACTGCAGAAGAAGATGAAGCGATTAGAAAAGCTTGCATTAAAAGAGTGCCAATTCCGGGTAGAAAAGGACAATACACATACGAAACAGATACTAACCTATACCTTGCAAAATTGGCAGCAGCAAGTGTAATATATCCTGATTTGAACGATGCACAATTACAGGACAGTTATGGGGTGATGGGTGCAGAAAATTTATTAAAAGCAATGCTGACTCCAGGTGAATACGCAGAATTGATACAAAAGGTCCAAGAAGTTAACGGCTATGATCTTAGCTTTGAAGAGTTGGTGGATGAGGCAAAAAACTAATTGAGGAAGGCGATTTTGAGGCAAATATTGCCTATTATTGCCTTCACAAATTTCACATGCTGCCGTCTGAATTTTTAAAACTTGATAGAAGAGAAAAAGCTTTCATTGTGGCTGCAATTCAAATAAAGATAGAAGAAGATAAGAAAAAGGAAAAAGAGCTTGAAAGATTGAGTAGAAGGAGAAGGTGAACTGCCTTCTCCTTCTTTTATTAAGGTGGGTGGAAAAATGGCGACAGTCAGTTCTACACTCAAATTATTCGATGGTATGACACCAGCGCTACGGTCAATTACAAATGCATTGAATTTAACGATATCAAGCTTTGAAAAAATGCAAAAAGTATCACAAAATAGCATTGATATAAGCAGACTTCAAGCTGCAAGAGTTGAACTGAACAAAGCAGAAGCACACTTTGCAAAGATGCAAGAAGAAATAAATCGTGCTGATAAAGCTCAGCAAAGATTTAATAATGATATTCGCATTGGGGAAAGTACAGCAAATGCATTATGGAGTAAGCTAAAAGGTGTAGCTGCAAGTATAGGGGCTTATATTGGAATAACAAAGACTTTAAATTTAGCTGATGCTTTAGTGTCTATGAAATCAAGGCTTGATATTATGAACGATGGTTTGCAGACAACTAAACAACTGCAAGATTTGATTTATGCGTCTGCAGAGAGGGCAAGAACTTCTTATCTTGACACAGCACAAGTCGTTACAAAACTTGGTATTTTAGCTGGGCACGCTTTTAAAAATAATAAGGAAATCATTGCTTTTGCTGAACTTATGAACAAGTCTTTTAAGATTGGTGGTGCAAGTTTAGAAGAGCAAACAGCTGCGATGTATCAGTTGACGCAAGCAATGGCTTCAGGGCGACTTCAAGGTGATGAATTTAGGTCAATAATGGAAAATGCTCCTATGCTGGCTCAGGCGATTGCAAAGTATACAGGAAAATCAATAGGAGAACTTAGAAATATGTCAGCAAAAGGCGAGATAACTGCTGATATTATCAAAAACGCAATGTTTTCTGCAGCGGATGAGATAAACAAAAAATTCGAACAGATGCCAGTAACATTTGGACAGCTATGGACTTCAATACAAAATAAAGCGATAAAAGCTTTTGAGCCTGTGCTTGCCAAAATAAGCGAACTCACAAAAAGAGATGACTTTAATCAGATGATAAATACAATGATAGGTGGCTTAGTAATACTTGCAAATGTAGCAATGACGACGTTTGATATATTATCTTCGGCTGTACAAACAATTAAAGAAAACTGGTCGTGGTTGGGGCCTATTGTTTTAGGTGTTGTAGGGGCTTATCTACTTTTTAACACTGTTGCTGGGATTACGAATGCTGTTTTAAAAGTTCAATCGTTATGGACCAAAATTTTAGAAGCAAGGCAAGCGATGTTGACAGGTGCTACTCTTGCTCAGACAGCTGCTCAAAAGGGACTTAATGCTACGCTATTAGCATCTCCGATGACATGGATTATAGCAGGCATTATTGCACTGATAGTATTGTTTTATGCAGCAGTAGGAGCTGTGAACAAGTTTGCACATACAACTATCTCTGCTACTGGAATTATTGTAGGTATACTCACAACTGCAGGTGCATTTATAGGCAACATATTTCTTGGATTTTATAACTTTTTGGTTGGACGTGTAGCGGCTATTTGGAATTTAATCGCAACTTTTGCTGAATTTCTTGCGAATGTATTTATAGACCCAGTAGGTTCTATTATTCGATTGTTTTCTGGTATGGCACAGTTTATTCTTGATACTTTGCAAGGAGTTGCAAAAGCTATTGATACAATTTTCAGAACAAATTTGGCAAGTGCTATAAGTGGTTGGCAACAAGGTCTTAAAGGTTGGACTGAGAGAGTAGCTGGGGAAGCTAAAATCAAAATCCCAAGAATGGATGCCTCAAAATATCAAATTGAAGGATTTAATTATGCTAATGCTTGGAAAGTTGGATATAACTTTGGTAAGAGTATAGAGTCAAAGTTTAATATTGGTGATATGTTAAACAAAGCTTTTAAAGGATTCGCAGATAAAAATCTTGACCTTAGCAAATATCTTGACGATATTTTGAAACATGCTAAGGATACAGCTAAGAATACAGGTAAAATATCAGATAAAATGGATGTTACTGATGAGGATTTAAAATATCTGCGTGATATAGCAGAAAGAGAAGTCATTAATAGATTTACAACTGCTGAAATCAAGATAAGCATGACAAATAATAACAACATTAATTCACAAATGGACTTAGATGGTATTGTTACTTATTTAGAGGATAAGGTTTATGAAGCGATGCTTATTGCTGCAGAAGGAGTGCATAAGTGATGGCATATTATTTTTTCCTTGATAAAGTTTTGTTACCGGTAGCACCATCTAAGCTTGAAACGAAGATAAAAAATCAGAACAAAACAATAACCTTAATAAACGAGGGAGAAGTAAATCTAATAAAAACTCCCGGACTAACAGAAATAGAATTTGAAGCATTACTTCCACAAGTTAAATATCCTTTTGCTACCTATATAGACGGATTTAAACCAGCAAGTTATTATTTAGAAAAGATTGAGCAGCTTAAAATTAGTAAAAAGCCTTTTCAATTCATTGTTTCAAGAGTGTCACCAAGCGGCAAACTGCTTTTTGATACAAACATGAAAGTAACGTTAGAGGAATACAACATAATTGAAGATGCAGATGAAGGTTTAGACATAAAGGTTTCAATTACATTAAAGCAATATCGAGATTTTTCAACAAAGACGATTGAACTCAAGTCGTCTACAACAACGACGTCAACAGCACAAAAAGTAAGCAGCACAAAGAAAGCTACAGTTACAAAGCAAAGACCAGTAACAAAAGAAATCCCCAAAACCTACACAGTCAAGAAAGGCGATACGCTTTGGCTTATAGCTAAAAAGTATCTTGGCGATGGTTCAAAATACAAAGACATAGCAAAGTTGAACAATATAAAAAATCCGAACATGATTTATCCCGGGCAGGTGTTGAGACTTGGCTAATAAATATGAACTTCTGATACAAAATAACTCTAAGATATATGAACCTGTTGTAGAAGGTGAAATTAATTGGGAAACTGTTAGGAAAGGAACGCCCGGAAAATTGACTTTTAATGTTGTCAATGACGGAAGAATAGAGCTTCAAGAAGGGAATGCAGTGCGGTTTAAAGTAAACAATCAGAATGTCTTCTTTGGTTTTGTGTTTACTAAAAAGCAAACTAAAGAGAATATCATAAGTGTTACTGCATATGATCAGCTGAGATATCTGAAAAACAAAGATACTTATGTTTACGCCAAAAAAACAGCAAGTGATGTTATTAAGATGATTGCTAAGGATTTTAAATTAAACTTAGGAACAATTGAAAATACAGGCTATGTTATTGCATCACGGGTTGAAGACAATAAAACCTTGTTCGATATAATTCAGAATGCTTTGGATATAACACTACAAAACACAAAGAAAATGTATGTTCTGTATGATGATTTTGGAAAGCTAACTTTGAAGAATATTGAAAATATGAAACTTAACATTGTGATTGATGAAGAAACAGCAGAAGATTTTGACTACACTTCGAGCATAGATGAGGAAACATATAACAAAGTCAAATTGGTTTTTGAAAATAAGGACAAAGGTAAGCGCGAAGTTTACATTGCGCAGGATTCAAACAACATTAATAAATGGGGTGTTCTACAGTATTTCGACACACTAAAGGAAGGAGAAGACGGCAAGACAAAAGCAAACGCTCTGCTTTCTCTTTATAACAAGAAAACAAGAAGATTAACTATCAGAAACGCAATAGGTGATGTAAGGGTCCGTGCGGGAACTATGGTTATAGTTAACTTAAACATTGGAGATTTAAAACTTCAAAATTACATGATTGTTGAAGAAGCAAGGCATAGATTTGCAGAAAGTGAACATTTCATGGATTTAAAGCTGATAGGCGGTGATTTTGTTGCCTAATTTGGTTGAATTGATAAAGATGGCAGCTCTGGACGCGGTGAACGAAACAAAGCCAGTAAATATCCTGTTTGGTAAAGTTATTAGCGTTTTACCGCTTAAAATTAGCGTCGAACAAAAATTGATACTAAGTGAAGAACAATTAATTCTTACATCTAATGTGATGAATTATAAAACGAAAATCAGTTTTGACAACCCAGAAATCAAAAATATTGTCAAAAATTACAGCATAGATGATGTCGAAGGAACTAACTACAAATTGTCTTTTCAAGAAAAAGTTCAGAATGAAGTTACAGTATACAATGGATTGAAAATCAATGATGAAGTTATTCTTTTACAACTCCAGGGTGGGCAGAAATTCCTTGTTTTAGACAAGGTGGTGCGAGCATGATACCAAATATAAATGATGATTTTCAAGAAGATTTTGAAATAGAAACAGGAACATCGTATACGTATAAATTGGATTTGGAAGGCAAGATTGTAACAGGCTATATCGATGGTATAGAAGCTATGAAGCAAGCAATATTCAAGATTTTAAACACTGAAAGGTATGAATATGTTATCTATTCATGGAACTATGGTATTGAATTAGCAGATTTGTTTGGACAACCAATATCTTATGTTCTGCCTGAACTAAAGCGAAGAATTACAGAAGCATTAATGCAAGATGATAGGATACTCAGCGTTGATAATTTTTCATTTGAAACAAATAGGAATAAAGTTCATGTAACATTCACTGTTCACACAATCTTTGGTGATGTGGAAGCAGAAAAGGTGGTGAGCATCTAAAATGTTTGAAAATATGACTTTTGAAGTAATATTGCAAAGAATGCTCGATAGAGTGCCAGACACTTTTGATAAAAGAGAAGGTTCAGTAATTTATGATGCTCTTGCACCAGCAGCTGCTGAACTGGCACAAATGTATATTGAGCTTGACAATATACTCAATCTAACATTTGCAGATACTGCAACAGGTGAGTTTTTAGAAAGACGCACAGCCGAACTTGGAATAAATCGCAAACGAGCCACAAAGTCTCGGAGGAAAGGATTGTTTTACAATAGCAATAATGAACTTATGGATATTCCATTGGGTTCACGATTTCGCGTAGGTGATTTAATCTTTGATGCAGTACAAAGACAAGACGTTGGTATTTACATTATGGAATGTGAAACAGCCGGCACAGTAGGAAATAACCCAGCTGGAAATGTAGAAATGCAACCAATAGAGTATATAGATGGATTAGCAAAAGCTATGCTGAGCGACATTATTGAGCATGGTGCAGACGAAGAAGATGACGAAAGTTTGCGACAGCGATATTTTGAGAGTCTGCAAGGACAAGCTTTTGGTGGCAATATAGCAGATTACAAACAAAAAACATTGGCAATTGAAGGTGTTTCAGCGGTTAAAGTATATCCTGTGTGGAATGGACCGGGGACAGTGCGACTTGTTATTCTTGGAGCGAACTATATGCCTGCTGATACAGGATTGGTTAGCAGAGTACAGGAAGCTATTGATCCGCCGCCACAAGGCAATGGTTTGGGTATAGCCCCAATCGGGCATATTGTTACTGTTGAAAGTGCAAAAACTGTGGCAATTAATGTTACGGCTACAATTGTTCTTGCAGAAGGATTTAGTGTTGGAAATGTGCAGCCAGAAGTTACAGGAAAGATTGAAGAATATTTAAGTGAATTGCGTAAGACATGGCAAGATACCGAAACAATTACTGTGCGTCGGGCAATTATAGAAGCTAAACTTTTAGATGTAACAGGTATTATTGACGTAGCAGATGTGCAAATCAATGGATCAGCTACAAATTTAATATTGCAAAGTGATGAAGTGCCTGTATTAGGTGAGGTGTTTATAAATGCCGGATAGCATTCGTGATTATTGGCCTGAATTTTTACAGAAGATTAAAGAATTTAGCTTATTAGCTGATGTGGAAGATGAGGAATTAGACAAAATAAAACAAGCTATAGATGAAATACTTAATGATCAATTCATAGAAACTGCAACTGAACGTGGTATTGCAAGACGTGAAGCAATATTGGGAATAGTTCCATATGGCGACGATACACTTGAAACACGACGTTTTCGCGTAGCTGGAAAATGGATGAACAGGTTACCTTACACAATGCGAATGTTACAAGAAAGGTTAGATGCATTGCTGGGTGTTGGACATTATGAAATTGAATTGCACAAAGAACCTTATATATTGTGTGTGAAGATTGAACTTATTGCAAAAAGACAATTCGATGCCACACAAAAGATGTTGCGAGAAATAATTCCTGCCAATTTGAAATTGATTGTTGAACTAAGATACAATCAGCATTTAACAGTAGCAAAATTAACGCATAGTGCATTAAGCGGATACAGACATACTGAGATAAGAGAGGAGGCTTTAGCATGAAAGAAACGCTTAATTACAAGCTGCGTAAGCCAGACCAAGAGGACTTTTACAATGTGGAGGACTTTAACTACAATGCTGACATTATAGATTCCCTGTTAAAAACAAACGCTGATACAATTACACAGCACATCAACGCAGCAGCGCCGCATAGCGGGCATGCCCCGCTGGTGCATACGCACAGTGGTAGTGACATAACATCTGCAGTTGCAAACGCGACCAATGCTGATATGCTTGACGGCAAACATGCTTCTGATTTTGCAGCCGCTTCGCATACGCATACAAAGTCGCAAATTACAGATTTTGCACATACGCATGTTATAGCAGATATAACTGATATAGCGAATATAAGAGCAGACAGCACTAAAAAACTTGTTGTGGAGGTGAACAGCGTCGCACCGGCCAATCCTGTAGCGGGTCAGATTTGGTTCGACTCCGCTAACAAGAAGTTTAGAGGCTTCAACGGTGCGGCGTGGCTTTGACCTGCTGGGGAAGCCATTTGCAAGTGGGACTGTT